GAAAGAGACACGGTAATCCTGGGCACTCCGATTGTTTTAGCGGCTTCCGCTATAGAAGAAAAAATTTCGTTGGTTTCTAAACATATTAACTGTTTAGAGCATGCGTGTGATTCTGTTAGTTTACGCCTGTGTTCTTCTGAAAAGTGTTTTCCTAACCAATATCCTAAATTAGGATTACCTTTGAGGGATTTGGAGATTTTTCTTTTTACACAGTCAGGTTTTTTTGCATTTCTGCCCCCCAATAGAATATTATATCCATTTGGGGTTTTTGAATTATACGACTGAATGTATGCTTTTTCCAATAAATTTAACTTATCCAGTAGATTTGATTTGTTTTCTTCTTCTATGATTTCTATGGGAATCAATTGAAAATGCCTTTTGCCATACTTTATTATAGCTTTAGTTATCGCGCTGTTACTGTGGTTGTTTCGATTACAATGAATGGCCATTCTTCTTGACAAGGTATTTATGGTTTGCCCAACATAGACTTTGTCATTAATATCGTTCTTGATTATGTAGATATAGCCGGTCATATAGATAAGATTGTCGCTGTAACCTTTTTATTATAATATTAATAAATTCAAATAGTCAGTATGAGAAATGAAAACCACCCTTTTTTGCAGTACTGATTGTGATTTCTCCAGGCCCAACCATTTTAGCCAACTCAGCTTTCATAATATTTTCATTCGTAGCTGCGGCTTCGGCCTGTCGCATCGCTTCCGGGTCGCTAGGGTCAACTTTTGTACCGGTACTGTCAATCCAGTTGACTTCTGGCTTTTGGGGGCCTTTGACTGGAAATAGGTTTTGTCCTATGTATCTCAAAGCGTCGCAAATATCAGCTATGCCTCTAGTGTCGTCTGGCGTGAGAGTGGGATTGCCTTGACCGTCCAACATAAAACGATGTTTCTGGATGGCTGTGACGGCTTTCTTATTGGATTCATTGAGAATTACCTTGAATCGCCTTTTACCATCACCAGTCATAATTTTGTAGCGCAATGCTTCAATACCGCCCATCACGTCCTTGGTGAATTTGGGGCACTTCATAGCATTCTTGTTGAAAGACTTGATATTCGAAGGTAGCGCTTGGTCTACGAACCATTTGTGTACTCCATACTTGTCACGGAAAGTACAGGCAATTTCAAGGATGTCGCTGAATTCCAATCCGGGAGAGGCGTAGGTTTCCATCAGCCAAATTTCACCGTTAGGTATAGCAGCCACAATAGAGATAACGGCGTCGTGTGTGTAACCCCAGTCCACACCGGCATAGAAGAGAATCCCTTTTTCTTTCATCGCTTGAAGCAATGTCAGTTCAGTAATTGGGTTATTGGTTTGACCAAACAAAAACTCGTATGCGTCTTTGACGGATAAGGTATTGTATTTGGTACTAAACCTGGGATAAACTAGTCCGGTAGAGCCCGGCTTCCAGCACATTAACTGAGCTTCGCCCGTGTCCGGGTCATTCTCTCGAAACTTCTGAATCACAGACACGATTGGTTTGTAGAATCCACCCGTAGCATAAGCTGGTTTGTCGGCAAGTCTAGTTTTGCAAACCGCCAATAGTGGGCAGTTTACGCATCCTTCGTGGACATTTTTAAGCTCTTCGAATTTGACTTGCTCCACAGCCGGAAGCATGGCATACTCGTCTGGAAAGATGCTTTTGAGCGGCAAGTTTTTAGATACGAACATGTCTTGTTTGGGACCAAGAGGAAGATGTCTTTCGGTAGGACAGCGCTCAGTTACGTCTAAGATGTTCCAGCTTAAAATCTTGTAGTTCGTATCTGGCGCCTTCTCGATAGCTTGTGCCATGTTACCAATCGCGTACTTTCTGGTTGATAGGTAAACTTTGATGCCGTAAATTCCTTTACTGAATCCTGTGATGTTCACGCCTTCTTTCAAGGCTTTCGGGTCTGCAAGGTCGAGTTCGTCTAAAAATAGAACGTTGGCATGTAGACTGTTCATTCCTTTGGGGTTGCAAATGACTAGTTTTAAGAATGGCTTTTTTCCTTGTGGTGTAGAAAATTCGAACTTTCGTCTATTCTGAGTTAGCTGTGTCCAACCAGCTATACTTAGAAATGGCTCGATTTTCATCATGAAGTTTTCGATGTATCCTAGACCAACTGCCGATTGCTCCTCGGTTGCGGCAGCGTGTCCTATATCGAGTTGCCAGTGCGTGAGAAGTAAGACCTCAAGAATTGCAACACTAACAGTTTTCATGCCTTCGCGACATGACATTAAGATGTATCCAGGGTTTACATCTCCCGAATTGGTCTTGAAAGTGTTATATATTTGCCAAATAGCATCTAAGGGGGTAGAATTGCTGTCTGGGTCAGTAATATCAAGCGGAAGCTCTAAATCCAGAAAAAGTCGAACCCAATCTTTTACCTCTTGTGCAGAACTGAGCGGCTGAAACATCAGCTTAGTTAATTCTACCCTTTCTTGTTCTGTAAGCTCTAAAAAGTTCATTCTTTACAACCGACCAGCCACATCTTGAACAGCGTTGCTGGGTGTACCAAATCCGTTCTGGTTTGAAGCGTTCGTCAACTGCGGAGTAACGGAAAGTGACTAAGTTATGGTAACCTAGGAGGCATCTTACCTTTCTTATCAGGTTTGCGAAGCTCATTGGTTATCTCTTTTTTGGCTGCCTGGCGAACGGACTTCTTCCTGGCTTTGCTTTTCTTGTCAGGTCCACATTGGATACACTGACAAAGTTTTCTAGGATAGTGGTTTCCGTAAGGTCTCATTTTGCCTGGGTATTACACCAGTGATAGTGATTTCCGTTCCTTCTCTCGGAGTTGCAATCACACACCTTGACCGTTTCCGTCTTTTCTACTGGAGCTTCGACAGGGAGGTCGTTTGACTGGCACCTTGTATAGTGGTTGCCGCGTCTCATTTCCGAATTACAATTGCATGGTTTCTTGTCCATTTTACACCTAAAGTATCCTAATCATTTAAGATTATGGCCGCTCGTTAGCTTCATTGACAAACTGGGTCGGGTCTGCCACGGTTTTCATGTATTCTGAATCAGCTTTAGCCTCAGAACGCTCGAAAACCGGGTCTCTGGGGAAGGCTACAATGCCACCCATCGTGCCTAGAATACAAGCAATACTTACAGCATTACTAAGGGATTCGGATACGGCCTTGGCCGCGTCGAATAAGCCCAACTCTTCGGCCTTTCCGAATAGTTCGTTTTCTATGTCGTACAAAATATCGCCATTTTCGATGAGTTTCTCAATGATTTCCTCACCTTGGCCGTCCCTATAGCCAGCATTATCTAGCAACTTCATGGGAAGTGCCATCAACGAAGGCAAGAGGACTTCTTTGGCCGGGTCTCCATCTGGAAGCTCTTGCTGCAGCTTCAGAGCCATGTCTATTGATAAACGGCAGCCACCCGGCACCGCGCCATAGGTAATTGCGGAACGCACCGCACAGACCGCGTCTTCGCAACGGTCATGGGCTTCCTTAAGTTCTCCATTGGAGCCACCATAGATAGTTAATTTGGCGATACCATTAGTGATTTTACCAATTCTCTCTTCCAAGAGTATCTTCTCTGCAGCACCTTCGGCACTTTGCATCATGGTTTTCAGTTCGTCGGCTCGAAATTCAACGTTAATCGGGTCAGGGTCACCGACAACCGTAGAACGGAAACGATAAGCCTCAAAAGTCTCCATGCCCTTCCCGAGGTCATTCAGCGTGGCCTGGTGCACTTGGTCTTTTAGACCGAACACCTTGGCGCCCGTGAAGGCCGCGAGGTCATGTAGGAAATGGGTCTGACTGTTCAAAAATTGTTGCATCGGCGTAATCATGGGGAGTACATTCAAGGTGTTCGGGTTAGAGAAGTTGAACGCTAGCTGCGTAAGAACGTTCTCGCTATAACCATGAGAGAAAATCACTATGTTCTTGTAATCACTGTTACCTTCTTCGATGTACTTCTTGCCAAGATTCTCCATCAAAGGAAGAACCGCCATGAGGTCATTCATGTTGCCATCATACAAGAGGAATAAGGGTTTCTCTAGGAAACAGCGTTGATTTGCGGTATCATTGATGAATGCAGTGTGAAGCTTGCCGATGCTCTCCTCGAATCCCATAGGGATTGGGAAACCATCAATACGCTCAA